CGATCTTCTTTCTGACGAAATTGCAAAAATAGATAAAAAATTGGCTGAAGCAAATAAAAAAATAAAAAAAACAGCAAAAGATAAAAAACCAGAATATAATGACAAAAATTTTGACAAAAAACCTGACAAAAAGCCTGACAAAAATTTTGACGTGCCTGCAGCAGCATCAGCAGCACAAATTCAAACAAATGGTACAAAATTAAGTAATAATGCCAAACAATATATAGAAGATAATATTCAATCAGCAATACAAAAATTATCATCATCTTATTCAGACAGTTTGTATAATAATGAAGATATTATATCTTATATAGAAAATAATAAAAACTTTTTGGATTATGCAAATTATGCATACACAAATGACAATGCAATTTTATCTGATCCAAATTATAAAAGTAATAAAAAAACAAAAGAATTAACGGTAACTGGTGAAATTGAAACAAAAATTAAAGTATTTGCAGAACAAATAAAAAATTCAGAACAAAATCTGCAAAATGATCCATTAAAACAAAGAAAAATGGAAAAAGAAAAATCTTTGCTTGAAATAATAAAAACAATATTTAGATTTAGTGATGCAGGAACCACTCCAGTTAGAAGATCTGGAGGCAAAAAAACCCAACGCAAGCGCAGCTTTTTAAGAAAAACTAGAAAGCATTAGAATCGCAATTTAATCACATTGTGATAGTAGTCTTTGACTTTGTTCGTCCGTCTGGTAATTCTTGTTCCAACCGTGGTAAAAACACGCGTCATGATGAAATTTGGCTTCTATTGCGAATTTGTGACGCTCCTCTATCGCTACCACTTTTTTGTTAAGTATTTCGCAAGCGCTCGTGAAAAACACGTCTTCATTCATTTTGCCCACTTTTTCATTTATTTGAATTTCATATGTCTTTTTTTGATTTTTGCGCACATTCTCTATCGTGTTCCAAGAAATGTACTCCAAACAATCCAACATGCATTGTCTGTTTCGCAATGAACAGCCGCCGTTGATGCCTCCATATCTCGGCGAGACGTCCGCGGGATTGTACCAATTTGCCCCTACATAATCGTAGGAGAGGTATTCGGATTCGTCAAACATCTTGTACATATAACAATCGGTTTGGAAGATGAGGATGTTTTCGGCGGGCAAGGATCGCCAGAATTCGGCGTCCATGAGAATGCGGTTATAATTCTCTATTGACATGTTGGGTTTGTGTCCGGCATCTAAGAATTCTGGGCTAATTGCCATGAATCCACATCCGGGTATATCATGTTTGACTCGGTCTCTGTGGCTTGAGTGCGTGACTACCAATAAATTCCACCCACGCGGATTTAGATGGGACATGAAATTGTGAATGACGGACAACATGAGATCATTGTATCTGGGATCAATTATGACGGCAAGTTTGTCAATACACTTATTAATCTTGTATTTAAATTTGGTTTTGTCAATGCTCAAAAGCGCGTTCTCATATAATTCTTTCATTATATAAACAACTGTTGTGCGTTTGTTTATATATATTTTTTTGCAAATTTTACTATTATTCTAGTTGTAAAAAATTGCGCCCAATTTTGCTAGTTATGAACATGCCAAATCCAGAGGCAATTTGGGCATAAAATACTGGAGTTTTTTTTGTGCAACACAATAAATAAAATGATAGTCCAACAAAAAGTAAGAAACTAAGCCAAAATAATGTTGTGAAAAGATCCATTCTATACTATATAATTTATTTAAACCTTTGCACATTTTAAATGCCGACCTAAAGGAATAACCACCCTTTGGGTGGTTACACTTGGGGAAACCGTTGGTTTCCCTGCGGCATCTTTGAATGAGCTTAGGTAACTGTCCAAGGATTTTGTGAAACAAAATCCGAGAGGCTGGATGCCCACAAAGTGGGCATCTATTGCACTTTGCGACTGATAAAAACACCTTTTTAAGTCGGTCGGCATCCTATGGATGCCTCCCGCAAAATCCGAGAAATCGCGTGGGTAACCCAAGCGATTTCAGGCTATATAATCGGCGTTTTACACCTTTTTGCATTCTAAACGCCAACCCTCTGGGTCGGCATCTTTGAATGTAATTAGGCAACTGTTGCTTTGTAACCGACACAAGGCACTGCGTTTCGTAAATTGGAGAGCATCTTTGATGCTCCACGTGTAACCACCAAAGGTGGTTATTCCTTTGTTATATTCAATAATTCTTCTCTCTTTGGGTGCAGAATTATGATATATAAATCGGCATTTGAAAGGTTAAAAGGTGTAAAAGTGCAAAGGTTTAAACAATTCTGTATGATAGTCCGATTTGACCCGCCTTGTTTTCCCATATTCCTGAAATCTTTATTATAACATTTTCCTGTTTTCCCGTCAGTTTTGTTCCTACAATATCATATCTGGAATTAAGCGCTTCACTCAATTTATTAGTTATGTTTTTTGGATCTGAATTTGGATATGATCGCAGAATCTCATTTTCCAATTCAGTTAAAATGCGGTATTGCGTGGATTCCATTTTTTGTTTTGTTGTGCCGATACAGTGAGACAAAATATATATGCCATTCATGGTTATTTGCTCGTCGCAATAATTGATTTTTGTGAAAAGCCCGTCAATAAGACTGTTGGGTTTCTTGTCCATTAAAAAGATGCGATTTGCTGAAAATTGACTTGGGGTCATTGCCAAATTCATTATTTGCGGTTCTGCATAATATGATAAATTATTTCTATGTCTTTTCATAAAAATCATTTTGTCTCCAAAGAGACAAAATCATTACTGTTACGCATAAATATTATTCCTATTGAATTATTTAAACAGCGCCCATCATTTTGATGCCGCCAGTGAGTCCGGTGCCGATAGCAAAACCGGCGCCTTGTCTAGTAGTGGCTCCCATTGAGGGAATAAAAGTGTCCAAAACAGCAAAAGTAGAGGCGGCAACAAGTGCAACAACAACAACCTCTTCAACATTTAGTCTCTGTTTAGGAATAACATAAGCTGCAATGGCAACAATAATGCCTTCAACAATGTACTTAATAGCTCTTTTAAATAACTCTCCAAAGTTCATTTTTATTATATACTAATAAAACAAAAAATTCCTAAATATTTAGTCGTTTAAAACACTTAAAAACATTCCAGCTATAAATCATATCAAATGTCTGGCTTTGAAAGAAAAAATATGCCGAATGGCTCCCCCAATCTTAAATATATTGATTTGTGCGATGAGGATCCTGTAATTCCCTCCCAGAAATTTGTTTGTTTGTCTTTTGTTTCCCCCGAAAAAATCCTAAAACAACGAGAACAATATATTTTTGAAAAGTTTATTCAACAATGGGATTTTGCTAAATCTTTGGAAAAATTTGGCGATTTCATAAATTTTATGAGCTTTAAGTACAATCTCAAGATGGATGATGTCATGACTGACTACAAGGACTATGTTACCGAGGAGAAGGCCAAGTTGAAGGAGTATTCTGTCGCAGATGATTACAAGAATTTCATGGACAAAAATGAGGAGAAGATTACCGAGGAATTCGGCAAGAAGAATGGGTTCCAGACCTCGGTGCGTGGACTCAAGTTTCGCGGTGCCTACTCCAGTCAGGCTGAAGCTGAGCTTAGATGCAAGAAGTTGCGCGAGGCCGATCCCAACCACGACATTTTTGTAGGCGCGGGTTTCACCTGGATTCCTTGGGATCCCGATGCCTACAAGACTGGGCGTGTAGAATTCATGGAGGAGGAGCTCAATCAGCTGCACCACGAGAAGGTGAAGAATGAGGAGAAGGCCAAGCAAGAATTTGATGCGCGCGTAAGGGATGCTAAGCGCAAGGCAATAGAGGAGAACGTGAAGAAGGCACGTGAGTCGGGCAACAAGCTTACTCAGACTCTTACTGAAGATGGTGATCTCATGGGTGTTAACAAGACTGTTAATTTTGATGAGCGCGAGGTGTCAGATGTGGGTGGCAAGCCTAAGGAGGAGAATGAGATGGATCGCGTTGATTAAATATGTGTTGCCTTTGGCAATAGGGATATTTAGGCGTGTGAATTATTTTTATTTGTTTGAATAAAAATATTTAATTAATATGTGTCGTTATTATTTTGTAATTATATATTATATCATAAATGGCAACTGGTGATTATGTTCTTTTGATTATAGATCCACAAAATGATTTTCACGAGGATGGGAAATTGGCTGTCATTGGAACTAGTAAATATGGAATAGGTGGAGAAGGAGGAATAAAAGATTCTGAAAAAATTATAGATTTAATTAATAAAAGGCGTCCGGCTGCTGTTTATGTATCTCTTGACACACATACACCAACCCACATTGGACATCAACAGTTTTGGCAACCAGAAGGCAACCCTGCTGGAGAAGGACCTTTGCCAGGTTCTAGTTTTATTGTTGTTGTTGATCATGATGGAACCGAAAAAGTGGCTGTCAGCGTTCAAGGACAAATCTTTTTTTATGAGCCTAGATCAACCGGTAATACCAAAACTGATGAAGAACTAAAATTATGGGTAATAAAATACGTAAAAACATTAACATCTGGTGCAAAATTTTCGCCCTGTATATGGCCAAACCACTGTCTTGAAAGTAGCGATGGACATAAAGTTTATCCTAAATTGAAAACTGCATTAGACAAATTGAAAGATGAAGGCGTCACTGTTGAATATCATATTAAAGGACAGAATGAAGCCACTGAAATGTATAGTATTTTCAAAGCAGAATTGCCGGTAGAAAAAAACGCTCCACAATCTTTACAAAAATTGTACCGAGGCAAATATATAGATAAAATAGATGATAATAGTAAAATTTTAGTTGACAAGTCTGACGAAGAAGATCATGCGAATGTTAAAACTGATTTTAACGATGGGCTTTATTCTTCACTAGTCAAACATGGATTTCCCATTGTAATTTGCGGTGAGGCATTGAGTCATTGCGTAAAGTGGTCAACTCTTGATTTGGTTTCTAAAAAGCTTGAGAAAAAAAATGGACTGCCAGTATATTTATTAGAAAATGCGTCTTCTGTTGTTAATTTAAGCACCATTGACAAGCAAGACGACATATTTGTTAAATCAACTATAAAATTTAAAAATGAATCAATCGACAATGGTGTTGTTTGGACCACCACAGATGATTTTTTAAAATTGCCAATTCACACACAATATTTAATTGGAACACAATCAAGTTTAATTAGAAAAAAAGAAACATTGGATGAGCAAGAAAACCGTAAAAAAACAATGAATTTGTATGGAAGAACAACATTTGGAGGTCGTACCAAAAAACGAAACAACCGTCGCACCAAAAAACATCACAGAAAATCCAGACGTTAATCAAAAAATTGATTGTTTTCACGCGTTCTCTATCGGCTTCAAAAAAATATCTATCAATCATAAAATGTGTGAAATAATTTCCGTTGACATGGACGAATTGTCAGATATGTTCAAACAATCCGCTCTATACAAATCCCTCAAAGACAAAAAACAATTACATCTATTCTCAAATAGTTGTAATTTTGATCTCAATATGCGCAATTACAAAGAAGTATGCTCGGCCATAAATACATTGACTTATTGGCGTTTTGACAATATCCCATATAGTTTCTACTACAAGGTTCAAGGGCTCTCCCAAACATTAAAACGCATTCTTTATGAAAATGAGCGCGACCTTTCTTTACAATTTGAGACAAATCGCCGGTTCTGGGAGCTTGGCATAATGGTTTTGTGTGACTCGCGTGAAGAACAAATTGCGTCCGCTAAAAATCTCAAATTGGATAATCTAGTGGAATTCTTGGAGAAATACACCTAGAAATAAATAGCCATGTGAGCGCCTTTCTTTGTAAATCTTTGTCTTTCATAATAGGTCTCCATGTCGGCCGAACAATCTAATATGACCTTATAACAATTGTGCGTCTTGGCACTTTCTGTCAGTTTTTTTATTATTTCTGTTGCAATTTTAAGACCGCGATATGACTTATCTACAACAATATCCTCTATGTGACCAACTGATTTGCCTCCGTGTGTTATTTTGGGTTCATATATGATGGTGCCTGTTCCAACTATTCTTTGATCATCAATGCATAAAATGACGTCTCCCATTTCACATATTTTGCCAATAGATTCTTCAAATTTTTCAACCGACATGTCATCAACGGTTGTCAATTGAGACAATAGAGAAATGTATTGATTTTTGACACTTTCTCTATCGCTTGAGACTTCAAACCATTCATTCAAATAATAATATTTCATGTTTATATTATTATTTGGGATTTATTTGTCCAAATCACCACAACAAATGTATTGCTAGATTATTTGAACTATATTTATTTTTTTTCCAGTCACCTTTAATTTTACGCGCCCTTGTCAAATAGTTTTTTCGCCGTGTTTTATTTTTATGTTTTGTGAAGTCTTCGTATCCCATTTGTCCAAAATGCACAATCTTACCATCCGGCGTTGCAACCATATATTTTTTTTCTTTTTTTGTAGAAAGACTAATTTTTGCCGTCTTTCCGAGGTATTTTTTAGCAAGACGACGCACTTGGGCCGGATTTGAATATAGATGAATTGGTTTATTTGACATATATATTATTATTTTATTTTTCAGCCGTTGATTTTACCTTTTTCGCGGTTTTGCGTCTGCACATTTTTTTACCTTTCTGCGTAAATCCCTTGTATCCATCAGGACATTTCTTTGCTCCGGGTGGCATCTCTATTATATCTTCCTCTGAAGATGGTGACTTGGATTTCTTAATGGGAGGGCTGATCGGTTTCATGAGAGGACTCACTTTATCAGATGAATCAGGCGAAGGTGGTCTTACAAAAGGCGGCGAATCCGATGAAGGCGGAGTATAATCAGGCGAAGGTGGTCTTACAAAAGGCGGCGAATCCGATGAAGGAGGCGTATAATCAGGCGAAGGTGGTCTTACAAAAGGCGGCGAAGGCGGAGGCGTGTAATCAGGCGAAGGTGGTCTAATAAATTCATAAGGAGGAGGCTCCCCGGAGGGGAGCAATGAGCGAAGCGGAGGAGAAAAAGCAGGCGACTTGGGACTAAATTTCTTAGACTTGGGTTTTCTTTTAATTTTTCGCGTATCACTTGCCCTCTGTTTTATTACCAAAGGCATAACCGTCCAAAACGTCTTCTCTATCGTTTCATTCACAAATTCGCGCGTCAATGCCCGTTTGGCAAATTCGTATCCAGCTTTTGCAATCTTTTGCGCCGATTTTGGTGACATCTCACACCATTTGATTTTTTGAAGCAAATCCGACAAATCCGGCTTTACTAAAATGTAGTGAACATTTGGCTTAATCAACTGATCTACCCATGACAAATACGGACCATCTACTCTAATAATCAGAGATCCCGTCATCATAGTTGTTAGCAAACGGTACGCATTGACGTTTCCATCCACATGAATGATGTATTTGTATTGACTCTGTTCGGCCATCGTCATAAACTGGTTTGACGCCGCGATGCCGGTATTGAGCATTCCTAAACCGTGAACAGGATCAAATTTAATAGAATTGGAATCAATGGTTTTGCCCTTGCCGATTAACTTGACGTCCAATAGAGGCGACTTCATTGCCGCTAAACGGATTCGCGGATTTGTCTCGGTGGTGTATCCGCACCCCGAAGGTCCACCGCGAAATACGGCTTTGTTGTATTTCTTCTTGCTCCAATCGGTTTCATACTCGTCAAACTTCATGTCTTTCATGCCCATGACAATAAACATGTCATCATAATTGGGAATAGGGATGTCACTGTACGATTTTTGCCCGGAAATGCTAAATATGGGTATTTGTTTTGTGTTTCGGAATTCATTGGATATAGGCAGATCGCCGGTCAACATGGGAAAAGGCTCTTTGTTGTTTCGGTGAAGTATCACCGCGTCAGTCAAATTCAGAATATAAACACCGTATGGCAAGGATAAATCTTTCAATAAATCCACATATTCGTTTTGTTCTTTATACGCGTCTTTCTCCTCCCCTTCCTCTCCTTCCTCTTCTTCTTTGTCTTCGTAATTTTTTAGAATACACTGCATGATGCGAACCGGATTTGAAGCCACTGTGCGAATTTTTGCGCGCTGGCGTTCAGTTATCAGTTTATTTGAGTCTAAAGTAGCTAATTGATCCTGGACGGCTTTCTCAAATGATTCGGATGTTTTTTTGTGTTGAATCCAATACATTTGTTGGCCGGTTTCGTCAACACACAACATATAACAGTTGTGGGCAAGCTTAAAGAAAATATATTTGAGGGTGTTTTGTAATGCCTCGTCGGTCATGGCCCATCGTGACGAAGTCGCGTGTCTTG